TTCTACGAGAAGAACGAGAACTGCGAGACGTGTAAACAGCCGCTTCCAAACAGACAGGAAATCATAGATTCCAAGAAAATAGAAGGTAAGGCAGCAAAAGACGAAATAGCCAGACTGGAAGAACTCCAAGAAGAGATCAACTCAGTGGACGTCTGGAAGGAACAGGCAGACGTTGAGAAAACACTTGCTGGCTTAAAATCTGACATTAGAGACCTGAATTATAATATAGAACACGACAGCGGAACTGTTCTAAAAATGAGATCTTTGACGTCCCAGGCCGAACAGATCAAAGACACAAAAAATAAAATCGAAGAGATACAAAACGAGCACTCGGAAGCCAAATTTAACCTGAAGGCGACAGCATTTTGGAGAGAATTGTTAACACCAAAATCTCCGCACAGGATGAAACTTGCCGGGGACCTGATTAAGGTCCTAAACATAAACATCAACAAATTCATAGCCAACTTTTATACAAAAGACGTGAAATTTAATTTTGTCGTAAACGACAACAGTATTTCCGAACAATTAACCATAGCCGGGAAGAAGATCAAATACGATCAGATGAGTTCTGGAGAGAAACAGAAGATCGATATCATCATCGTGCTTTCTCTTTTGGACATAGCAATGACATTCTTTAAGAACAACCGATTAAAATTCTTGATCGTAGACGAAGCGACCGACCACCTTGACAACATTTGGGCAAGATACGTGATAGAGTTCATCAAACAATATGCTGTTCAGCTAAATTGTATGGTACTATTGATAAGTCACCACTCTGTCGTGGAAGAACTGGACTACTTGTTTGACAACAAGATATTTGCTATCAAAGACGTCGATGGAAACTCGAGGATAAGTTACACAGGTGAATGAGATACAGTTCATAGACATCAGGGGCATTGCGAAGGAGATAGGTTACAAGTTCAAGTTGGACGAGTACCATTCCAACCTAGAGCGCGGCGAACTAAGCGTAAGGTGTCCGTTCTGTAATGACAGGAAGTACCACCTTGGCCTCAGTTTCAACAAGAACGCCTACAACTGTTTCAAGTGTTCTACCAGCGGACCTCTGACTAGACTCCTAAAGAACTACGGTATCCCGTTCAGGTTCAAGAAGTCGTTCACGGATAACATCCTGGAAGAGAACCAGGTCGAAAAGCCGAAGGAACCGGAGATAGTGCTGCCGACCAACGTTGCAGGAATGACAGACCCGACAGTAAAAGAAAAATTCCACCTATACCTAGACATGAGAGGAATAGACTACGACATCGCCAGGGCCATAATTCCGCTGTACCCAATAACCGACAGAAACAACAGGTACTTCGGTTACATAATATTCCCGGTGAACAAATGGTCGTTCTACTGCAGGAAATTCCTTAAGTTAACGCTGTATAGTCCACCGCACATAATAAAAAAACTGGAAACTGGAATAGACAGACCGATGTACTTCTTTTACAACAGTGGGAATTTTATGGATAGAACCGTTCTCATAGTAGAATCCATGTTTAATCTATTAAAAGCAGCACAATTTGGGTATAGCGCCGTATGTACATTTGGGAAAGGAAATTGGAAGTCTACCCTTGAATTTTTAAAAAATGAATGTAAGGAACAAAAACCAGTCCTTTTCTTCGATAATGATGTTAATTTAGAATCTATGAATATTTATTGTAAAAAATTAGCTAAATACTACCCGATTCAACAGTTTGGTTTCATTGATCCAAAAGACATGAGTAAAAATGACATAGCGGAAATGAAAACTAAAGAAGAACTTGTCAACGTTCTTTTTAGAACTAAAAACATACAATCACTTTTTCTTGAAATGATGAACATATGAAGTCTGGAATATATCAAATCATTAACATAATTAATGAAAAAAAATATATAGGAAGTTCTAATAATCTAAACAAAAGGTGGAGAGATCATAGAAACAGTCTAAGAATGAACGAACATCATAACATTTTGCTTCAAAGAATATATAATAAATATGGTGATAAAACATTAAAATTTTCCATTTTAGAAGAAATTAACGATCCTCAAGAGTTATTAAAAAAAGAACAGTTTTATATAGACCTAATTAATCCGGAATACAATGTATGCAAAACTGCCGGGAGTCCTTTAGGATATAAGCACACTGAAGAAACAAAAGAAAAGATGAGAAAACCTAAATCTGAAGAAACAAAGAAAAAAATGAGTAAATCTCAAAAAGGTAAAATTCTTTCCGAAGAAACAAAGAAAAAAATGAGTATCTCTAGAACAGGAGAGAAGAACCCAATGTATGGAAAACACTATTCTCGTTCTGAAGAAACAAAAAAGAAAATGAGTTTAGTAAAAAGTGGAATAAACAATCCAATGTTTGGTAAAAATCATACTGAAGAAACAAAAAAGAAAATATCTAATACTAAAAAGGAGAGATAGATGAAGACATCGCAACAAGCAGGGATTGACGCAAAGGTCCTATACGACATAAACCAAAGGATAGACACTCTGACAAGAGCTCTAGGAATGGTCGACGGACAAGTAAAGGACGCCGTAAGAATGCTCGTCCAGGACGTTCAGAGAATCACCTTGCACCTGAATTTCGTCCTACAGATCGTCAGCGAAGGGAAAGAAGACGAAGAAATGAAGAAAAAGTTCGACGATTTCTCCGTAAAATACATGGCCGACCAGAAGAAACAGATGGACGCGTTCATGAAAGCCATGAAAGAAAAAGAAGAAGCTGACGCTGTAAAAGAAAAAGAAAAAGGACTGATAGTGACATGATAGAATCACTAAAAGACATAGACAAACGAATAGCCACAGAGTACCTTCTTGACGTCCAGAAGAGACTCAAAAAATGGCAAGAGAAAAACTTCAAGCTAGAAGACACATCTTACGAATGGTGCTTTATCGGTGTCGTAGAGGAACTCGGCGAGATCGGACACATCCTTCTCAAGTCTAGACAAGGAATAAGAGAGTACCAAGATGGACTAACTCCTGAAGTTAAGGACAAGATAGCCGACGGCGTGACAGACGCCATCGTGTTCTTGCTCCAGATGAGCAGTCACCTTGGTGTAGAAGTGGCACCGTTCTTCTTCGAAGAAGTGGAACGAGTCATGGTCAGGGACTGGACAACCAAGAAAGAAAACGGAGTAAAGTAATGACAGAACTTGACCTTTCTCGTACTGAGAGATTGTTTGATTTCAATAAAGAAATCTTTCAGGAAAAATATGCAGTGAGGGATAACGAGATGAAACCCTCCGAAACGGAAGTCTCTCAGGCGTTCAAGAGGGTCTCCGGCGTTCTCGCAAAAAAGTTCGTGGAAAGCATCAAGGACAAAGAACTGTACGATTACACGGAAGAGTCCATAGAAGAGACGTTCTACAAGATGCTCTCCGAGAGGAGAGGAATGCTCGCCGGAAGACCCCTCCTGGCCATAGGGAACAAGGAGACCAACGTCACGGCACTAAACTGTTTCGTCCTGCCAGTCATAGACGACTCCATAGAAGGAATCTACGAGACCATCAAGCAGGCGGCAAAAGTACAACAGGCCGGAGGTGGAGTAGGCTTTAACTTCAGCAAGATCAGGCCAAGAGGAGCGTTCGTGAAGGGAGTGAAGGCGGCAGCGTCCGGACCAATCTCGTTCATGAGGTCGTTTGACTCCATGGTAGCCACGATCGCGTCCGCTGGCAACAGAAGAGGAGCAGCCATAGCCATCCTGGACGTGAACCACCCCGACATCATGGAATTCATCACGGCGAAGAAGAGTAACAAGGACCTGACCAACTTCAACATCTCCATAGGGGTCACGAAAGAGTTCATAGACGCCCTCAAAACCGACGGAGAGATAGAACTAAAACACGGCACGACCGTTTACGGAAAGATCAGAGCCAGAGAGATCTTCGAAAAATTCGTGGATAACACCTACGATTACAACGAACCCGGGATCTTGTTCAAGGACAGAGTGAACGAGTACAGCAACTCTTGGTACTTTCAAAAGATAGAAGCAACCAACCCGTGCGGAGAAATAACCCTCCCAGATTACGGCTGTTGTGATCTTGGAATGATCGTTCTGCCGACCTTTGTAAAGAGTCCGTTTGTCAACAAAGAAGTCGACATAGAAAGACTGAAACAGACGGTCCACGACATGGTGTGGATGCTAGACGCAGTACTGGACGAAACGAATTATCCTTTAAAACAGACCGAAAAAGTCTCCATGCAAGACAGGAGAATAGGCGTAGGAGTAACAGGTCTCGGTGACATGTTGGTCATGTTAAGGATCAAGTACGATTCGGAAGAGGCCATAGGATTTGTTGACGCGCTCATGCAGACAATAAGAAACTCCGCCTACGAAGCCTCTGTAGAACTTTCACAAATGAAAGGACCGTTTCCAAAGTTTGACAAGGAAAAATTCTTACAGGGAAAATTCGTACAGACCCTTCCTGACGCCATAAAAAGAGGAATAGAAGAACATGGGATAAGAAACGTTGCCATGTTAACCTGTCAACCTGCAGGAACAATTTCATTACTTCTGAATAACGTGTCGTCTGGCATAGAACCAATATTCTCTTTAATCCAAAATAGAAGAATGAGGGATGAATTCGGTAACTTGACCAGAAAATCGGAACTCCGTAACTACGCCTTTAATATGTTCAAGTCCCTCGGTTTCGAAAAGATGTACGGAGAAAGACCGGACTTCTTTCAAACTACAAGAGATGTATCCCTTGACGGTCACTTAAAAATGCAGAATAAAATCCAACAATACATAGACAACAGCATCTCAAAGACCATCAATTTCCCAGAAACAACAAGTAAGGAAAATTATCGTCATTTCATGAAAGAGGTCTTTACAGGAAATTACTACATAAAAGGAATGACTGTGTTCCGCGAAGGAACAATAGCTTCTATTCTAACGGACATTGACGAAAGACCGAAAACCAAAGAGGCCCTCCACAAGATGAAGGCCTACAAATACCAGATCTTCAGAAGGTCGAATAGGCCAAGCATCCACACGATCATAACTTTCAAAGAGAACGAGATCAGAGAAATGTTCCTGAGCTGTAAGGACCTGGAGTACTTCAAACAGCTCCTTCCAATAGCTCGCCTATTGTCCATGATGTTCACTAGGGAGAAGAATCTACAAAACATCCTGGAACTCTTAAAAGAACTCGAGGACATGAATTACATAGAAGAGAACTACTACGAAATGAGGGACAACAAAGTATACAAACAGAAAGAAACGTTTATATATAATAACAGAGAGTACGATAACATTTTAGCAGCCGTAAAGGACTGTATCTGGGACACTCTGACAGAACTTGGATTAATCAAGGTAAAAGAAGAAGTGGAACCACACGGTGTAAAAATAGAAGTGTGTTCTAAATGTAATACATCCATGGTAAAGGAAGGAAAGTGTTACGTCTGTCCTCACTGTGGAAATTCACCAGGAACATGTGCCCTATGAAAGCAAGGAAAGAACTTAATGCCTAATGCGGACAAAATAAAGTCCCTGATTCCAATGCATGAAATTGAGCAGGGTGCTCAACAACAGATATACGACAACGCAAACATTCCGTTTGTGAAGACTATTGCTGTCATGCCCGACTGTCATCAGGGCTACGATTTGCCCATTGGCGCTGTGGCACTAGTAGAAGATCACATTTCTCCGTCATACGTTGGCTACGACATCGGTTGCGGGATGATTTGCTATGAAATCCCACAGAGCGACATCAACGGATTCAATCAGGCTGATCGAGCTGAAGTGTTCAACTTGATCAAGGAGAAGATCCCTGTTGGGTTTACTGAACACGACAATCCTTATCCTGAACAGTTTCGGTCTCAGTCTGACGATAAGGAGTTAACCGACAAGGTGAACGCGAAGACTGCTAAGCAGCATGGCACCCTCGGTGGCGGAAATCACTTCATTGAAATTGGCTATAATGCCAAGGGAACTGTTTTCATCACCATTCACTCTGGGTCTCGACGTCCAGGGTGGGAGATCGCTCAGTGGTACATGAACGAGGCGAAGAAGGATAATCAGCTTTACCACAAGTTCTTCGAGTTGTATTCTGATCTTGGTCGTGCCTATTTGGCGGACATGAACTTCGCTTTGAAGTTTGCGCTTGATAATCGTAAGCACATGCTGAAGGAGGTTGTAAAGATCATGGTTGGGCACAATGCTACACTGTTCAACTATATCAATGAAAATCACAATCATGCTACCGTTCTTGATAATGGTGATGTACTTCACCGCAAGGGCGCTACTCCTGCCCAGTTACATGAGTTCGGTGTAATCCCAGGCTCGATGCTTTCAGGCGTGTACATTACTGAAGGATTGGGCAATATGGAGTACCTCAACTCGGCTTCACACGGGGCTGGCCGTAAGATGTCCCGAGGTGCTGCTAAAAAGAACATTACGTTAGATACGTTCAAAGCACAGATGGATGGGATACTTGCCAATGTGAACGAAACGACTCTGGACGAGGCTCCCGATGCTTACAAGGATTTGGAGTATGTAATGAACGCACAGAAGGGCGTGGTTGTAAATGTTGTAGACTTCATCAAGCCGATCATAAACGTGAAAGGATAAATTATGAGAAAAACAGTTGTTGCGCTCTTAGTTCTTTCAATCGTAGCATTTTCAGTCTGTATTTCACACGCTTGGTTTGTTGGCGATGATCCTGATCGTTTCTACAAGCAAAGTACTACCGAAGACGGTAACATACTTTATCTCGACAAAGCGTCCGTTCGTCACTACAAAGATAACATAACTGAATATGTTGGCATTGTTGAACTCAATAGTTCTAGCGATTTATTTAAAGAAGCTTGCAAAGTGGTTCCTAGCACTCACGCGCCTCTATATATTGCTACTGCGTTTCGAATCGATTGTACTAAGGCGATGTTTCAGGCAGGCAAAATGTTAGTATTAGGATTTGAAAAGACTGATCCAGAGTTTCAACTTAGAAGGCTTTGGGCTGTTGACACGGAGGAATATGGCGACTGGATGCCTCTTAAGGGCGGTGGTATTGAGCCAGGTGCGAAAACAGTTCTCTGCGGACCATCATTCTAAGGAGACAAAATGAAAATAATCTTTGAGTTTGATGTACATTCAGAATTTGAGGATATTGCAGAAACTATAGCCGAAGCCATAGACTACAACATTGACGAAATGATGTGTGGAGATGGTCAAGTACTGGACGGCAACCACGGGGCTCAGATGATAGGAGACGTCATCGTTTCTTGGAAATACGAAGTGGAGAGTTAAAGTGAAATACATAAACATGTTGATGCCCTTAAGTGGCCTGATCACTCCTAAGGACGTCACGACACACGATATTTATCTCAACCTGGCGTTCATGTTGGCGAAGAAATCCACTTGCAGAAGAGGGTACGCCGGGTGTGTTATAACCAGAAACGGCAGAATCATCGGCACAGGATACAACGGAAGTCCTCCAGGAGCCCTTGAATGCCTGGATTCAATAACGTGCAGACAAAAAGACTCGGTCATCAACGTAGTCGGAGAAGAACCCTATACGGTGCAGACGGATGGTTGTTTTGATTCCATTCATTCCGAAGCGAATGCCATCGGGTTCTGTGCAAAAAACGGAATAGCAACTGACGGTTGCGTTGTTTACATTACTAAGGAACCGTGCAAATCCTGCGCTCAACTACTAGTTTCGTCAGGGGTAAAAACAGTGTACTATGTAGAAGAATACAGAAACCACGACGGTCTCGTATACCTAAAGTCAAACGGGATAGAGACCATTAAGGCGGAGGCATGCTCTCGATAATCGAAGGCGCGAACTACGTAGGCAAGACGACCACGCTAGACATCCTTAAGAAGAAGAAGTCC